CGTGTCCGGGTCTTTCCCAGCAATGGAGACCGTCACAAGGCATTGATGCAGGGCTATCAAATAACTGTCGTCATCGGCCTGCCTGATCCCCGATGAATCGGGCTCCAGATAGATACCGGGAAACTTCGTTAAGAGCGGCGTCGGGGTGTCGAATTGCTTGATACCATCGAGCGTTGAATCTATCGCCGCAAGAGCGATATCAACATCGCGCTCTAACACCGCCTGCACCCGATCAAGGATCAATTGCTGAAATGCCGCGCTATATTTGCTGGTCGTAAAAGCCATTGCGTGTTATTTGCCGGATGCGACCCCCGGCCATAGCATTAAAGGAGCAACCCCGCCTCCCGTCATTTCACATCACCCCCTTCAAAATGCCTCCCCTGCCGTCTGAAACGCTGCGGCCTTGACCTGGAAGCCGGCATCCCTCGCGCCGCGCTCAGCGAATCGAAACAACCGGCTCGTGATCTTCCCGAAGTCGTTAAGCTTGAACTGCATTGGCGGGCGGCTGGGCATTTTCCGCGTGCCCCGCTGATGATAGATCCCATAAGGCACGCGCGAGCCGAGCGTTAATTCGAGCGGCCTGAAGTCCCTGATCGAATCCCCGCCGCCCGCTCCAATGACCGATAGCGAGCGCTTCAATCGGCCAGTCCTTACAAGGATCGGGCGCCCTGGATAATGGACCTGCTTCCATTTCCGATATGCAGGGCTGAGCGCTTGCCATTTCCCGCCGCCGCGCGCCCCTTCGCTGTCGAATTGCTCAAGCTCGATACGATAGAAAATCTGCTCGATCTCCGGCCAAGCCGGGCGGAAGTCGGAGACCGTGCGGCCCAGCGTATCGAAGGCGCGCGCCAACTCCTCTTTCCCGTCAATCTCGATCCGAAGTTGCATGCTTAGAACCTGATCCCAACTCCCGCCCCGTATCTCTCAACTGTGACCGGCACGCCTTCAACGCGCACATAATCCAGCACGAACGGGCGAACGAACACATGCCCGAGATTGATATCAGCCCCGGCGCCGTAGGTTCTGGTGAACAGTTTCGCATCCCGGTTATAGGTGGTCGTCACGCCGAAGAGGGCACGACCGAACAGCGATATCCGCCCCTTGAACACATCGTATGACAATTGCGGTCCGCCGCTGTAAACGTCGATCTTCGGATCGCAACTCATACAGCTTCTGTCGTATCGGAAGACGCCGCCCAAGCGGAACTCGCCCCGCTTGAACATCTTCGCATCCAGTTCGCCCGCGATGCCCTGGACGTTATCAAGGCTGTAATCTGTGTTTGCGAAGCTGACCGATAGCTTGAAATTGTCTTTACTGGTCTCCTGCGCCGAAACGCTGACCGACACGATTAAAAGTAAAAGCGTGATAAGTAAGATTCTCATTTGCCCCTCTTTCTTTGGTTAAGTTTGCGATCAATCAATTTCTCTATTGCCCAGTCCCAAGCCGCCATCCATACGGCAAAAGCGAGCAGCGCGGCTGCGAGCAGGATTACGGCATCCCTCATACGAACATCACTCCATTGGACGCGCGATACCGATCGGCGATTACCTTGGCTCTCGCTGGCATCGCATCAACGACCTGGATATTGGTTTCAAGATTGACCACGCGCGAGAACGCCTGATCCCGCCCGCGCCAAATCGCTATTGCGGTCTCCAGCACTGCTTCCTTGATATCTTCCAGTACAGCATCGAAGCCCCATTTAGCCGTGACTGTCACCTTCACCCCGATCGGCCAGCCGATATAATTGATATTTGCCGCGAAGAGCGCGCCCGCATATTCATCAATGTTCGAGTCCTTAACGAAGCCGTATCGGCTTTCATTGTTCGAATAGGTTCGGATCAGATAGAAGCCCTGCCCGTTGTCCGCCTGATGCCCCTCATCCTTCGATTCGATATATGGCGGCACGGTGTAGCCCGTCGGCATTGCCACGACCAGCGTTTGGCCGCTCAGATATGGATCTAGCTTTAGATAGTCCGTCCCATCGCCCCAAAACTTCCGCGCGCTGGCTACCTGCGTGGTCAACCCCTTGGCAAAGTGCCCGGCCTTCACGCCACAATAGCGATCGAACATCCGCGAGGCGCGCGTGATGATTGGCTCTAACAGCTCGTCGTCATCGTCCGATGACTGATAGCCATAGAGCCGGGCATCATCCAGTGTGGCGTAATCGTTTGCGGCCATTACCTTCTACCTTTGCCCTGCGGCGGTCTCGTGAATGCCTTCTTCTCGCCGAATATCCCGCCCTCGGCTTTGCCGTCTTTATCGGGATCTATCCTCTTCGAGTCTTCGATTACTTCAGCGATACCGCGCTGAATCAGGAGTTGAACTTGACCGGCGCCAAGTTCCAGCTCCCTACCTGCGGCTAAGCCGTTCCACATTGTTTTCAGTCGGATCTTCATTTGCATACCTCCGGTTTGCCGTGCTCATGCCAATCGCTCAGGTATTGATGCCCTACCTCGAAGTCCTTATTGACCCACGAAACAACGACCTGCAAATGACCGATGCGGATATGATTGGCCTGATATATGCCAAGCCCGTGTTTCTCTGCCTGCTGCCAGAAGTAAATGTCCGCATCAACGCGCCCTTCATCCCATTCCCCATCCGCCGTCGGCTGCGACCAAAACCAAGGCTTCGGGATCTTCTTCAGGGCTGCGGTTTTGATCAGGGTTAGGCCGAAGTGCCCGGTATGGATCGGGGTAAGATCGCGGTCGAACTCATCATACGTCGCCTGACGCCTGAGCTTGCCTTGCCAGTCCTTCATGGTGAAGAGCATTACATCCGCGTTGCGCTTGGCCTGGAGAGGGATAATTGCGTCCGCCTCCGGGTACATGGCGGCAAGGGTCAGCAGTTCGCGGATGTCGTCTTTATCAAAAACGGTGTCGTAGTCGATGGTCAGAATCCAATCAACGCCCTGCTCGATCAGGCTGTTGAATCCCTTCTGCATCCCCATTTCCCAAAACGCGCCGCCAAATTTCCATAGGGGGATATCCCAGCTTGGGTCTTTGAGCGCGGCGAAACACGCGCCGAAGTTATCCTGCCAGCCCAGGCGGGGGACGCTCATCAAGGCGGCGCAGTTCGCTTTGACTTCGAGCTGATGATTCTCTTCGAGGCTGGCATCAGGCTTGCGCCCCATGAGATTCAAGCTGATATCCATCCTTGCGCAATCATCAATCTCGGATTCCCAGGGCTCGATATCGACAAGCCCGGCTTGCTTGAGCAGTCCTTCTAGCAGTTCGCTATCGAAGAATACCTTGTGAAAATCCGTCTCATCATTCTGTCCGCCGAATAGATAGCCCTGGATCTTCGGATCTCGGCGATATCCGTTTTGGTATTTCGCAATGATCTTCTCGAAGTCGGGCACGGCAATCCGCAGATAGGCGCCGGGCTTCAGGGCGCGCACCCAATCCTTAAGCACGTCTTCAACCTCACGGTGTGAGAAATGCTCAAGGATGTGTGATGCGCGTATCTCGTCAACAGAGCCGTCCGCCTGACTCAAAGGCCATACCTCTGATCCGAGAACTCTATCTAAGTTTTGAAAGCCGGGAATCTTCTGAAGACCCCCGCCAAGGTTTAATTTCATGTGCATTGGGGCAGTTTGTTGTATTCGCCCTGCTCGACGAATAGGACATTGCAATAAGTATGGCAAAGCGGGACATAGCCCTTCTCTTTGCCAAGCTGAATGATCGAATTAAGCCCGGCCTGACCCTCTCCGCGAAACGCGGGCATATCGTCAGGCGTTCCATACGGCGAGAACTCGACCAGCATCACGCGCGGCCTATGGTCGGTCATCTCCCGCCATAGGAAATAGTCTTGACCGTCGATGTCGATCACTCCGAAGTCTGGACGCTTCGGAGCGCCGCCCGAGCGCAAGGCGCCGTCAAGGCCGTCGTGCTGTACGTATTGATTTAGGCAGAGTACGCCTTCGGGAGCATTCTGCATGAGCTTATGGAACTGTCCGGGGTGTCCCTCGATCAGCAGGCCGCGCCAGCCGTCAAGGTGCAATCGGCGCGTATTGGAATACATCAGGCCATCTGCCGCGCCGATCTCGAAGCACCATCGGTTTGTTGTACCAATCTGCTCGAACAGGGCTTGTATAAGCCCATCCTCGCCAAATTGGCTGGTGTAGTCATGACCGCGCCCAGCAAGAAACCGGGCGCGGTCATCTAAGATTGTGAGTTCCTGATCGCTCATCAAACAATCATCTTCACGATATCATTACCGAATCCGCCCGTGCCGCTCGGCAGGGTGTTGCTATCGTCGAAGATGGCGAATGCCGTAACCAACTGATCATCATTGGTCGTGGTCTCAGGCGTGAAGGTTAGCTGGATGTAGCGTTTGCGTTTCCGCAGATCGACGTGGAACACAACGCTCTGGCTCGCCGCGAGCGCCGCGTTAGCAGTCGCCCCGGAGATGTCCGCGAAGTTCGACGCCACGGTATCATCTGACTCGCCAAGCTTGATGGTCTTCGGCGGAATGCCGTTCGTGTTTTTGGCCGTGCCGATCGCTACAGTGATCGACACATATTTATGGCCTTTGCAATCAAGGTTCGCCGTCGCCGTGCTCGTGCTGGTCTTCGTAATCGGCGAAATCATGATTACTTGTTTTTCTGCTTGAAGTTTTTTCATAGTCTCGAAACCTCCTTTAATTCGCCGTTGCGCTGGTAATCAGGCCGACGATAGGCCCGGCGACACCGGTAGCGCCTACGTCATGCACGTTGATATCAATTCGCTGAGTGCCCTTGATTGCAAGCTGATCCTCCGCGAATCGGTATTGATCGCTTACAGCTAAGGTCAATTCGCGTCTATCGCCGAGTTTCGAGGCGAGCGCCAGATCGCCGAGAACGACCGGAACATGCGACGCGGCAGCCGAGACCGGGAACACCTGTGATTCTTCGACCGGCATGCCCAGGAATCGATACTGCCCGCCGTTAGCGATATCCATTGTGGTATTACCGCC